AGTTTACCAGCTTGAAAGGTTTGCTAGACAGATAACTGGAGATCCATATCCAGATGTTGTTGATGCAGAAGAAGCTTGGTGCTGGTTAAACAATAAGCTATGGTTGTATACTCGAGAGATAGACTGTGGACCTGATCAGTTAATTGCCGCAGCTAGATATGCTCAAGAAGAATTAGGTGTAACACAGTTTGTTATTGACTCGTTAATGAAGGTAAACCTTGGAGCTCAAGAAAGGAATCTGTATCTTGCTCAAAAGAACTTTGCTAACGTCTTAGCCAATGTGTGTAGGGATACTGGTATATGTATTCACCTGGTTGCACATGTTAGAAAACCAGAGAACGAAGACAAAAGAGCTAGCAAGTATGATATAAAGGGAGCTTCAGAATTAACAGACTTAGTTGATGCAGGCTTTATGGTACACAGAAACAAGCGTGAGGAAAGAGAGAGAGCTGAAGGGTCAGACCCTAGAGAACCTTTAGCTGCATTAGAATGCTTTAAAAATAGGCACGGTGGATTTGAACCCTCTTGTGGTTTAGAGTATGAGCATAACGGTATGACATTCTTTAACCACGGTCAAGAAAGAGGAGAATTCTTTGAAAAGTACGTTGGACAGAAAAAAACCCCTTTTTAACAAATATGAACTTGTTGAATGCTCGGTTAAAGGATGCAATATAAAACACGACAAGTTTTACAGCAAATGCTGGGAGCATGCTCATGAGGACACAGAATTGGAAAAACGTAGAAAGGCAGGCAGCAAAGCTTTTCGGAGGTATAAGGACAGGGTGCAACGGGGAGAGTCGACGCGATATAGAGCACCACGACCTCTCTATTGAGGTTAAGCATAGGAAGACACTACCTGATTGGATCCATAAGGCTATGGAACAAGCAGAGCGCGAGAAAGAACATAGAATACCTATGGTATATCTGCATGAAAGAAACATGAAGTTTGAAGATGGTTATGTAATCATCAGAGCTAAGTTATTCGTTGAAATATATCGTAAAGCTTCCTTAATTTTCGGTAAAATTAGAGAAAAAAAGAAGTGTAATCTAGAAGAGAGGGCATGATATAATTAATATTTTGTGGACTATACTTTACTGGAAAAATTTATGGGAAATTATACAAATAAACATTTCTATCCTGATTTTATATGTAATCTATTAAAATATAACCCCTATACAAGGGGTACACAACCTTCGGATATAAGTGTTACACAGTTAATAGATTCCCCACAAGTCTTACAGCTTCGAAAGAAGCACAAAGACGATATAGTAGAAGATGTATCGGATAGGATATGGGCTATCTACGGTAGTGCAGTACATGCCATAGTAGAAGCTGCAAACCTCTCTTCAGGTAATATCCTTACAGAGAAAAGACTGTACCACCCGTATGGCGATCACGTAGTGACCGGACAATATGATGTATATGATACCAAAGAGAAAGCATTATATGATTTTAAGACTGTCTCGTCATGGTCTTTAATACGGGGAGCTAAAGAATCTTGGGTAAATCAGCTTAACATATTAGCTGATCTATTAAGAAAGAATGGTTGGGAAGTAAATTCCTTATCTATTGCAGCATTAGGTAGAAACTGGGACGAGAAAACAGCAAAGAATAATAGCTCTTATCCAGATAAAGCGATAATGATGTACAACATCGATATGTGGGACGAGGAAAAAACAGAAACATATATTAACCAGAGATTACAAGCTCATTTCTTTAATGAACCCATCTGCACAAAAGAAGAAATGTGGGCAACAGATGAGAAATGGGCTGTAATGAAAGATGGTAGATCAAGAGCTGTTAAACTATTCGATTCAGAGTTTAGTGCTAATGAGTTCTTGGTAGATCAGAAAGATCAAAATAAGCTGTGGGTAGAGCATAGGTCTGGTCACAATATGAGATGTGACAGATATTGCAACGTTAGTAGGTTCTGTAAACAATACAACAGGAGACTGTGATATGGCTAATGCAGCCAACGTGTATTATGAAACACCTAAATTCATATGTAAGTTCCCAAACCTCGATGAAACTGAGAAGTATCAAGAGCAAGATACTGGTCAGTATAGTGTCACCATGTGTTTTAACAAGGATGAAGTTAAGGAAGATGACATTCTTGCTAAAATTAAAGAAGCTGCGGAAAACGATCCCAAAGTTAGTAAAGCAAAAAACTGGCACAACCCCTTGAAAGACGGAGACGAGACTGGCAAAGACTGGTCTATGGGTTGCTGGGTTATAAAGGCTAAAACTAAGTTCGATGTTAAGGCTGTAAACTCTGATGGTTCCAGTGTTAATGTTGATGATATAATATGGGACAATGCTATATGCAGAGCGCATGTCATCTTTAGACCTTATGTAGCAGGAGGTAATATGGGAGTTACCTGTTCGCTGCGCGACATCCAGTATGTCGAAGGTAATGGTAGTATGGGAGGTTCCTCCGTACCTACTTATACTCCGTTAGAAGACGTGCCGTTCTGATTTAGGGCCCAACCGGGGCATCCTCTACAAGAGGCTCTGCCCCTTTTTTTATTAAGGAAGAAATATGCCACACGAAAGAATACCAATGTCATTAGCTTTTGAACCAAGCCCAGGCGTTGGAAAAAGAAAAAACAGGTTTTTCATACAAACAAGCGAAGGGCTTATAGAGTCATACTTTTGGAACGGAATAGAGTTACCAGTTAAGGTGCATGAATGGCACGATGATAGGTTTCCACCAGCACCCAAGAAAACTGGTAATGGACATTATATCTATGCTTTACCAGGTGGTGGCGAACATATACCCATAAAGACTAGCAGGTTGGGTTACAAATATGGCCAATAAATACGGAAGATCGATCGATAAAACTTATTTATCAATAGACAAGGCAGAAGAACGTGGACTTATACATCGAGATTACATTGCGCATTGTTTGCGTTGGAGTCATGTTGCTGATTATCTCCGCCGCGGGAAAAAATGGTTAAAAGCGGATATAGTAGATATAGGACCTGGTAAGGAATTACCCTTAGCTAAAACTCTCTATGTAAACCGCACACCTCCTAGGTCGTATACAGCTATAGATGTATCCAAGCTAGAAATGCCGGAGATATTTAAGAATGCAAGCTGGCAACCATACTATCTAATGGGGGAAACAGATGCAGCTAAAATATCTTCTGATAGATTACATATTCTTCCTAACATAGTCACATGCTTCGAGGTTATAGAACATGTGGAACCAGCCCATGCTAGGAGTATATTAAACCGCATCAGACAGTGGCTTACAGACGATGGTATAGCCTTTGTTAGCACACCCAATTGGGATCCCAATGTAGGAGCAGCTGGTAACCATGTTAATGAGATGACGTTTAAAGCTTTAGGAGCGTTAATAGAAGATATAGGTTTTGGTATAGAAGAAGTATTCGGTACATTTGCTTCACAAAAAGATATATTACCGCATATAAGAGATAGTGGATATGAACCTGTATTCAGAAGATTACAGAAATATTACGATAGTAATTATCTATCCACTATATTCGCACCAATGTTTCCAGCAGCGAGTAGAAACTGTCTATGGAAAATAAGAAAAGAACCAACAGATGACGGCAGAATGTTCGAAGAGTTAAAGGATATAGAAGGACCCTGGACGTCATCAGAATTATGGAGGGAACTCGATGGATAGTTACCAGCAATATATACATAAGAGTAGATACGCTAGATACTTACCCGAAGAAAAGCGGCGCGAAACGTGGGAAGAAAGCGTAGAAAGATACTGCGATTTCATGAACTACATGGCTATAGAAAGAGGTGGGTTCTCACTTTCTAGTGAAATAAAGCAAGCTATCATAGACCTTGAGATAATGCCCTCTATGCGCGCTCTGATGACCGCAGGGCATGCTTTAGAGAAGGATCATGCTGCAGGTTATAACTGTTCTTATCTACCTATAGATAGGATGCGTGCATTCGACGAAACACTATACGTATTAATGTGTGGGGTAGGCGTAGGTTTCAGTGTTGAGCGTCAATATATAGCTAGTTTACCAGAAATATCAGAGAATTTCTATGAAACAGATACAGTTATAGCCGTAAGAGATAGCAAAATCGGGTGGGCTACAGCTTATAAAGAATTGCTTGCTATGCTATGGACTGGTATGATACCTAAATGGGATACCAGCAAGATAAGACCAGCCGGAGCTAGGTTAGTCACGTTCGGTGGTAGAGCATCTGGACCAGAACCATTAGATAGATTATTCAGAGTAACTATCGAGGTATTTAAGGGTGCTGCTGGCAGGAAGCTAACATCTATAGAATGTCACGATCTTATGAACTATATAGGTGAAGCTGTAGTAGTAGGTGGTGTCAGACGTACAGCTGAAATATCCTTAAGTAACCACTCAGACGAGAGAATGCGAAATGCAAAAATGGGAAACTGGGTCTCAGACAACCCACAAAGAGCCTTGGCAAACAACTCCATATGTTACACTGAGCGACCTGACGTGGGTGCTTTCCTGCGGGAATGGCTGGCTATTTACCAATCCGGAAGTGGAGAGAGAGGGATATTCAACCGTCAAGCGTGTAAAAATATGGTCCCCGAAAGGAGGGATGCTAATTGGGATTTCGGAACGAACCCATGCTCCGAAATAGTACTTCGTCCTAAACAGTTCTGCAACCTATCTGAAGTAGTAGCTAGATCAAGTGATAAAATACCTGAGCTAAAAGAAAAGGTTAAAATGGCTACCGTTCTTGGTACATACCAAGCTATGTTAACTGGCTTTAGATATCTATCAGCACAGTGGAAAAACAATACACAGGAAGAAGCTTTACTGGGAGTAAGCATTACTGGAATATTCGATTGCCCAACCTTGATGAACGCGGGGAGGGAAGAGTTACAGGAGTTAAAAAATGCCGCGATCCAGACCAACGAAAAAACCGCCAAAGCGCTCTCTATTAACGCCTCTGCGAGTATTACTTGTGTCAAGCCTAGTGGGACTGTTAGTCAGCTGGTCGATAGCGCTAGTGGTATTCACCCTCGGTATAATGATTATTATATTCGTAGGGTGCGGAACGACAAGAAAGATCCACTCTCGGAAACGATGATTAATTCAAACGTTCCTTATACAACAGACCCATATAATGATAGTTCATGGGTATTTGAATTCCCAATGAAAGCGCCAACTAAAGCTATTACCCGAAAGGGTGTATCACCGTTAACACAGCTTAATATATGGAAGAACTTTGCTTTAAATTGGTGCGAACACAAGCCGAGTATGACCTGTTATGTAAACGAGAAGGAATGGCCCGAAGTAGGTGCTTGGGTATGGAACAATTTTGATATAATGAACGGCGTAAGCTTTTTGCCTAGTTCGGATGAAGGCCATATATATGAAGCAGCACCGTATGAGGATATATCCAAGGAAGAATACAAGAAGAGGGTAAAGACAATGCCAAAATCTATCGATTGGTCATCAATTGTAGAAGAAGATGACTTTACTACTTCATCGCAGGAATTAGCCTGCACTGCCGATCATTGTGAGTTATAGAATAGTCACTGTTGATTGGTGGGATACAGTGGATTCTGCTGGGTGGGATACTAAAGATGAAGTATCTCCTAAGCTTGTAAAACAACTTGGTTGGTTAGTTAACCAGGATAAGGAATGTGTGAAACTGGCAGATACCCTATCAGAGGGGGAATACTACGGTATAACCGCCATACCATCTGGATGCGTTGAACTAATTGTTGATGTGATGACCGGGACACCCGAGAGTTACTGACGCAGGGAGCAACGCTTTCTTCACTCGGGGTCCCGATCTTTTATAGCTTATATTTTCCTTTCTTATCATCTCTTTCGTAATAACTGGGTGCTCCAGTAATATTTCTAAATGCTTCATACTTAGTAGCGGGGATTAACTGTGCAAGAAATTTTTCTATATCTACTGTTCCTTTATTTGCTAAATCACCTATAAGGTCTAATATAGTAGCACCTTGTCTTACACCTGGACCAAATAGAGTATCGGCAGTTCTCTTAGCTGGTGACTGCCACCAACCGTATTTGTATGGTAACCAGATGTCAGCCAACATAGAACCTGGTGCTGTAAGTAAACCAGTTCTGTTTATATTAGATATAAACTTCTTCCATGCTGGGACTTCGGCCATGTAGTTATCATCGTCATCATCACCAAACTGTATCATCTGCCTTACAGCTTGGGCAAACAATACCATACCGTACATGGCTGCAAACGTAGCACCTAAGCCAGCAACCATCTTAGCTTGTTGGTAATGCTTTTGCCCGCCTGTTCCCTGAGCAAAGCGTACTCTATCTCTGATGGCAACCATATAGGTATTAGCATAGGTTGTCATAAAGCTCTTAAAGAGCAATAGAGGAGCCATGGCGGGGTGTCTGAATGCCTTGGCTGCAGTTGCTTCGTTGGGTCTGGTTATAACCTGGTCTACAAACCGAAGCGTTGCGCCAGCAGCATCAAATTTAAACTCAGCGGGTATATCATAAAACTCTCTATGACCGGCTTCATACCATCGTATTGCCTCAGATATTTCCTCATCAGTAAAACCAAAGTCTCTAAGCTCTTGTCTCTGCTGCTCAAGGGTTGAATCCAATACTGTAGTTCTTTTACCCTTAGACAATGACTTCAAATGACTTAACACATAACGTCTGAAGTTATTAGCAGCCATCATCTGCTGCATCTGAGTCATGGTGGTTAAGAAGGTTAGCTCGAAGTATGTATCCATGTTGGTTACAGCGCGTGCGCTACGAGCTCTGAATCTACCTGTGGCTGGTTCACCCAAGCCATATAATTTGTATAAGGCTTTAACGAACTTTCTAGATCCTATATTAGCAGTACCTATACCGGTTCTAATAAAGCTGGGCCCTATATAACGCATTGCAGCGGCTTCACCCATGGTTCTTATATCTATGATACCTAGCGCTTTAAGAAACATTGCTCTACGCGCGGTTTTACCCTTTGGATATTTCATTGCATCCATCTGCTTACCAAAGAATAGTTTATTCATTCCATTCATAGCTCTCATACCAGCATATACACCAGCCATGCGGAAATCGTTAAAGAAACCAATGGGGTTTTTACTACCCAAAGCTAATGGGGTAAAGAATTCAGGTAGAGAAGCTAGAGCAACCATAGGCATCATGGTTACAGTAGTAAAGTTCATAAACCACTGTATGAAGCGTCTAGCGCCAAAGAAGGATGAATCCATCTTATACCTATGACGCAGTATAGCCATCATATCGTTTATATCCCGCATCGCTCTATTGAGATTTACCGGGCGATCAGAGTTATCCCTGTTATAATCAGCTATTTCTTTTTCTATCTGTTCTTTCATCTCCCAGAGCTTTTCATCATAGTGGCCAAACAGCTCTGCATACAATGTCTTCTCTACGGCTTTGTCAACAAAGCGTGGAAGTAAAGCTTGCAGGTCATTTACAAGTAAAGTACCAAGCTCTCCACGAGATATTTCTTTTTCTATTTTCTCGAATAACTCAACTTGAAACTGTCTGGCTTTCTTACTCTTCTGGTTGTAAGCAGTGGTAGTAAAGTCCCCAGATATAAAACCACCGCTGTTAACCGCTATATTGTAGGCATTGGTGGCAGCATATCTTTCAAACTCACTTTCAGCTTCGGGGTTATCTTCAATACCAATCTTCTTAAGCAGCTCCATAAACTTAGCTCTACCCTCGGGCGTAGCTAGTTCTTCCACGTTCCATACTCTTGGTAGTAAGCCGCCATCAAGTGGGCGTAATGAAAAATCGCTTGTTACTTTGGATCCATGCTCCTGAGACCATACATATATAGACTCTAATATCTGCTTAAGACGCTCTGCCTGCTTCGCTACTTTAGGATTAGTGATGGGCTTGTTTTGAACAAGATACATTATCACTGCATCGTTAACATGCTTGGGTATAACGCCCATTCTACTAGTAAGCTCATCCAAGGTCGCTTGCAACGCAACCCTGAACTGGCCCATGGCCATACCCTTACGTTGAATATAGTCCAGACCACCCTTAATCACGCGCTTAGTCTCACTAGGATCGCGCTGGATCATGTCTGCAAGCTTAGCCATAGTAGGTGATGCATACCTATACCTACGTATAGCCTCCACGGGTTTAGACCACATAAAGGATGCTGCTATCTGCCACCAACGTTGGTGAGCACCCATAGATGTTTTATATTTTTTTACTTCTGGTTCTAAAGTAGGCTCTACAGCTCTAGCGCCGGTTCTAGTCTCAGATTTTGTCTCACCAACGAATTTGCCATCTAATGAATTTTCTAAACTATTAATTATATCTACAATTTCTTTAGATGTTTGATCATATAATAATCTTCTTTCTTTAGTACCCTCTACTCCTATAATATCAACATCCTTATCAACAAGTTCACTATCTTCTGGAGATAATACTTCAGCTTCTTTACCAGTTTTACTTAATGACTTATGATCCGGCCTTTTTTGTTCAGCTTGAATGTTAGCAGCCTTTGCAGCCGCAATAGAGGCGTTAAGAAAAGCAATATTAGTATCTTTTTTGGAATTTTCTATTTGCTTATACAATTCTGTAAAATATACTTTAGCAATACCGTATTGCCCGCTAATTTTATCATCTTGTGGTATACCATCTTTCCACTCTAAACCTTCAGTCTTTGTAATACTATTAATAGATTTTGGTATGGGCATAAAAAATGGAAGAGCGTGTAAACCACCAGCTTGCTGCTCATCAATCTCAGCAACATCATATTTTCCCTTAACCATAAGAGGAAAAATATGGTCTACAGCAAACTTAAAACCAGTTCTTTTTTCAAGCAATTTAGCTAATTTGCTCATTGCTTTGAAAGATTCTTCTTGGCCCTCTCGACTAAATTTATGTAAAGTAGCTAATTTTTCTTGTATTTCGTCTTCTGTTATTTCCTCTTCAAAAATTTTTCTAGTTGCTTCTAAATCGTCCTTTGAAATAATATTTTTAAACTGTTCTGGAACAGATTTAATATCTGTCATCATAGCTTTTATTAACCACATGTAGAATTTAGGTGTATTCATTTCTCTAGCTATCTTTTCTCTATCCCACCTTATTTTTCCTCTTTTTTCTGTTATATGTTCTCCTTCTTCTTTTAACATTATAGACATTTCTTTAATTTTCTTTCTTTTATCTAATAGAGTACTTATATCGGACGCAACTCTATCTCGCCATTTCTTTTTTACATTTTGTTTTGATGTAAGATTATTAAATCGGTTTTTAACATGAAAACTATCAAATAAAAGTTGTCTTTGGAAATCTGTGAAAAAACCACCTTTATCTTCAACATCTATTTCTCTATCAAATCTTTTTTCAAACATTCTCACCATATTTTTTCTAGATATTTTACCAGTCCATCCCCGTTTATCACTTATTTTTTTACCATCAAAACCGGTAGATGATAATTTTGTCTTCTTTAATGGATAAAGAGCAAGTAACATAAGATATTTTATTTGATTATCTGTAAGTTTGTGTCTAGCAATAGTTGAATTTAAAGGTTGACCTCGCGATCCTGTAATATACATTTCCTTAAATAACTTAACTTTTCCCGCAAGTTTGTTATATTCTTCTAAAGTTATATCGAATTGAGCCATAGCCTGTGTTGAAGTTAATTTAACATCACTTCCGGTTTTATCTGCTGGTGCAGGATCTTGCCTCGCGCCTGATCTAGGCGGCGGCAAAGCCTTTTGTTCTTTCTCAGCTGCTAGCTTTTCCTTACGCTGCTCTTCTCTAGTCTTGGGCTCCTCTGTTACCTCCTTTGCTTTCTCTTTTATAGCTGTATCCAACAACGTAGCAGCAACATCTACACCAGGCTCTGTTTTTGCTGGTTCCATTTTACGTTCTGTTACAGCACGTATTTTACCTGTAGCTTTATCTCTTGTTACTTCCGGTGCTGCCTCAAGATCTAAACGAGGACCTTTTGCACCCACAGGATCAACAGGACCAATGGTACTAACCTCGCCGCCAACGTTTTCAAGGTATTCTAAATCAGCGCCAGAATATCCTTCCTTTTCTTCCGCCGTCATTGGGTTAGCGTTATTACCTTCCTCGCCAAACGGGTCTCTCTCTGGTGCTTGAACACTATGAATATTTTTAGTATTCCATTCTGTTTCAGCTCCAGTTGGATCCACTCCTTCCAGTATCATATCAGATACAATTTTATCAACATCCTGCATATTTAAACTGACACGCTCACCAGGCTCTAATGCTTCTTCACCCATGATATCATCTATGATATATGTTTCAACATCATCTTGACCAATAGTTCTATTAACCTCTAATTGGTTTGGTTCAGATGAATCATAAACAATATCGTAAGTGATTTCGCCCTCATAACCTTCTTCTTTTATTTGGTCGTCAACGAGAATAGACTCGGCAAATCTATAAACAGTAGTAATAGCGGGTTTTCTAACCGCCTCAGCGGCTGCAGGTACGACTTCAGCAGCACCCTCTGCTAATATAGTAGGATCAACGGCAGCGCCAGCAGCGATGGCAGCACCTTGTTTAAGGAATTTCCTTTTACTAAGATCTACATCTTCAGCGCGGCCCATATCCCTTTGGCGAAGACCTTCGCGAGTTTCCTTTATTTCTTTTTCTAATGTTTCAATAGTATCTCTTGTAGTCCTAATATCTTGAGCAAAATCTTCAGGCGCATATTCACCTTCAAAACCAGGAGGAGCAATACGACGATTTAACAGTTTAAGTCTGTCTTTAGCCGTTGTTAACTGTTGCTCTAGTTCTGGTAATATAGCTTCTTCTCCTATAGATGGAGTTCTAGCCCCAACCGATCCATCAACTACAGCTCCAGCATCTTTCTTTCTAGTGGTTTTACCCATCATTCCTAACTGGTATAACTTAGTTAATTTAACGGAACCAGGCTCTAATTGACCAGATGACTCAAGAAATAATGCAACAACAAAGTGAGCTATATCTTCATTTGTCATTTGCTCTAATTCAGGTTTAGAAAGACTAAACATTTCTTTTAAAGTCTTTCTTACAGCAAGGAAGAATTTTTGCTTAAATGATTGCTGTTCTTTAGTTGGTAATTTACCCGGAGCTAATAAGGTTTCATTATGCATACCTCTATAAGCTAACAACTCGTGAATTAAATGATAGCCAAGAGAAATTTGAGTATTTTCTACTTTTCCATCTTTATTTATTTTAGTTATTTTTTCGTTATTAGCTACAGATTGTAAAAGAAGATTTATACCTTCTTCAACAGTTTTAGCATTTGCTATTTTCTTATAAAACGCTTGATCTTGAAGATGACCAACATTGAGAAAACTTAATATTCTTTCTAGTTTTACTTTAGTGGTTTCTGATTTATCAGTAGCAATATCTCTTAAAAATCTTATTATTTCGTTTTTAAGAGCACCATTAGATAATCTTTGTCCAAACTCATCTATAAGTTGGGATGCTTTTGTAGCTATTTCTTGTTCTGTTGCTTCTTTACCTAATTTCTTTATTGCTTCTAATCTAAAAAATGAATAAAACTTTCCATGTATCATCTCATGTAAAGCTATTTGTGTTATAGCAGAATTCTCTTTAAGAAGAAGTTGATTTGCATTAATACGTATAACATTATTTTCAGGATCAAACTCCGCAAACGGCATGTTTTCATGATTATCATTATATTCTAAAAGAATATCATAATTTCGAGCGCCACCAAAATTCTTGTTATATCTTCTAACTTGTTGTACAAGAGCATTAAAGTTTTTATTTACATGAGGACTTTTTCTTCTATGTTCAGCCGTTAAAAATATAATGCTGCTTCCACCGCCTTGGGCACTTTCATTTTCATAAGATTCATATACTTGTACTGTGCTGCCATCATCTGCTTTGATTACAGATGTTGTATTTACATCATTCGGATCTTCTAAATTAGCAAACTCTGCATTTTTAATATTTGCTAAATCTGGCGATTCATCTCCTCTTATTTTTCCTACTAATTCACTTACCTTATCTATAACAACTTGCCTGTCTGGCGTATTATCAAAAAGAAACATAGCAGCGCTTCTAGCGCCACTTCTAATGGTTTCAGCAAAGCTTCTATCGAAGTCAAAATCTAGTGGCGGACCATGTCTTTCGGGTCTCGGACCTGCCTTTTGAGCATTAAGAAATTCTGTAGTGGATCTGTCTGCAAACTTACCACCCTTCATTGTTTGACGCCACTGAGTACCCGTCCAAACATAGGGTTCACCATCAGCGCTTTCCCTCACCTCATCATCAACAGGCGCTGTGGGCCCCTCTGTCGCGTCCTCTGGAACTCTTTCAGCTGTCTCAGTAGTAGGTACACCTGTTTCAACTGGCGCGTCTGGCGCAGGCGTTGCTTCAGCACCTTCTGGGAAAGTCTCACCTCGAGCTGCGGCATCCACAGCAGCAGCCTCTGCTTCAGCAGCATCTATACCAGCAGCAGCTCTTTCGGCTGTTTGTCTTCTAGCTTCTGATTCCTGTAAATCTAAAATATCTTGAGCTGTCCAATCGCGAGGTAAGCTAGTTTCGGCATCAATTGCTTTTCCACCTTCAGGATCTGCATTTCTTTCGTCAGCTATTCTTTGAGCTTCAGCAAATCTTATTTGCTTTTCTCTTTCCTCTTGAAGTTTTCTTGCCGCCTCTTGCATTAATGGATCATCTTTAAATTGATCAGATACTTCTCCACGGATTCGTAGTTCTTTTTCTTTAGCGGCCGCTCTGGCTTGAGACATATCCATAAAAGCACCGCCAGCTTCCATTGGGCCTGCAGCAACAGCCTCAGCCATGCCAGCATCTAATGTTTCCATTATTCGTTTATTAGTTGGAACATTTAACCATGCTTCAGTTCCTAATTTAGTTGATGGAACTTCTGTAGCGCCCTGAATAAATTCAGTTCCAATACCGGTACCAAACCTTCTTAATGGTCCACCAGCTGTTTGAAATGGTAATCTATCTAAAAATATATTAATTATCGCTTGTGGAGCTGTAGCCATATATTCTGCAAGTTCTGGAGATATTTTTCCGTCATTTATAGCTCTTTCAACTGACAATCTTTGGTTTTCAGATCCAAACATTAAATAAGGAGCTGACACAGATGCAGCAGTATATGCAGCTAAACTTGGAGTTTGTGTTACCATATATTTAGCAGCTGCTGGAATTTTAGCTAAACCATCAGCTTCTTTAACAGCTTCCCAAGTATCAGGACCTGGGGTAACACCATATCTATCTTGAGCTAGTTCTCTTAATGATTGGCCAACATCCGTCCAATCCCTTCCTTCATCTGGAGTATCCATTAAACCACCTATAGCATCAATAGGAGCTTTAACAGCTGGATAATCTGCCAAATTAGCAGCTATATCTAAAGCGCTCTTTTTAAAACCTCTAGATTGTAATATCCCTTGAACTATTGGTGCACCACCTAACAACCCAGGAGTTGTTGGAAGATCTACTATATTACCTTCTGGATCAGTATAAGTATGGGCTGTTTCATGTAGAAGATCACGAGGGAGTTGAGGAGTTTCTTCAGGAGTAACACCAAATTCAGAATAAACCTCATCTACTATACTTGGCTTATCTTCAAGAGTAATGCCAAATTCAGCATAAAGATCTTTAGCTGCATTACGAGACACTTTATTGTAAACCTAATTCTTCTATAACTTTTTCTATTGCTACTTGTATATCCATATTAGGAAAACGTGCTTTGGCAACTTCAATTAATCTTTCTTCTGTTATAGTTACTGGTTTACCGGTTTTTTTATTAAGTCCACTTAAAGTAGAACCTTTAGTCGTTGTGCCACTAACAACATCTTTAGCCGGCATACCTTTATAAAGCTCAGTAAGTATTTCTTCAACACTTTTTGGAACAAAATCTTGAAACTGTTCATTACCAGTTCCTATACTACCGGAAATATCTATACCAGAATCTATTAAATCTCCAAATGGTTTCGCTATTTCTACATTTTGTAGTATTTTATTAATTGCAGCTTCTCTTGAGATTTTATCTTTTTGAGCAACAACTCGCGCCGCCGTATTAAGAGTACGCATTATTTCTTGTTTCTCAGCTTGGTTAATTCCAACGTTTTCCCCATCTTCAGTGGCTAATTTATTATATTTAGATCTATTTATAGCATCTTCTACTGTTGCAGCTAAACTCTCAAAACGACTAGTTCGTGTTGGATATAAATCATCTTCACCAATACCCATTCCACCAATAGCATCTCGTATATTTTGGGCTTTTCTACCCTCACCTAAAGCTTCTGTAGCTCGCATACTAGCTAGTCTAGATAAAGTTTGAGCAAGCTCTGGAGATGTCCCACGACCAGATCTATGTCTTGCTGCTAAACTTTCTAAATACTTTTCTTTCGATGGCCAAGCATCTTGTCCTGGTAACATTCCATATTGAACCATTCTATGAGCCTGTGGGTCTACTATATCGGGTTCACCCCAATCGGCTGGTGAAGCATCCACACCAAAGGTTGGTTCCCAATAATGACCTTTAGCTCTAGCTTCATTTGCTGCCCATTCTTGATCAGTTTTAAAACGTGCTTCTTCGTGTCTTTTAGCCTCTTCTTCAGCTCTTACTAATTCTGCTAATCTAGCCTTGTAAATATCCATTTGATATCCATGCTTAGCCAACGCTCTTTCATCGGCAGCAGCCTGTCTATCACGTAAAAACTTTTCTTTTCGAAGGTCACCAAAGGTTCTAAATAAATCTCCTATTCTTTGGTACTTTCTAGACTTAGCCGCATAAGGACTAAATTTTCCTGGATCTATTCCACTATAGTTTGCCATTTTTTTATCCTATGCAGTTCTTCCCCAATCTCTCATAGTTCCAGCAATATCACCAAACATTTTAACTCTATCAGCAGCTGCCATAGCTTTACGAGCTTTGGTGCTATCTACTGGACCAAATAATTTTTCAGGAATGTTGTAACCATGAGCGATATCCGCTTCAGCAACAGCTTCTTCACCAGAGGCTCTTCTAGCAGTATCTGCCATAGCCTGGTCAGCAATAGATGTATCTATTTTAAATGCGTCAGCCATTGATTTAGCTTCCGTATCTGTAGCTTTAAGGTCTCTGGCACCTTTAAAACTTTGCATTCCAGTATCTTGAACAGCGCTAGAAAGATCAGCCATTAAACCAGCCCTCTCTCCAACATCAAGTCCTAATTCAGATGCTCTAACGTTATATGCATTCGCCCAAGAAGAAGGAGTACCGGAAACACCAGCACCGCTGAATTGACTAGTAACGGGCATAGCTGCAGCTCGCATGTCTGCTTCTCTTATATCCCTTAATCTTTGTATCTCCGCGTCTCTACCACCGCCGGGTCCAAAAAACTGATCAGTAATATCTGCTCTTCTTCTACCATACTGATCTGCCATAGCCTGGCTTTCAATGGTGGAAATATTAGTAAGACCGGCTGCTGCAGCGTCACCAGCATCCGCGAGGTTTCTACCCCATTCACGCATATTGGCAACATCACCACGCTCCTTTATTCGCTGCCTACGCTGTTTTTCTTGCTCTATAAGCTGATTGTGTTGGAGTGTATATAGTTCTTCATTATATTTTTCTATTTCACTATCGGCTCTATGTCCAGAAATAGCCGTCGCAAACGCTAAAGCTACATCCCACCCCCACTCAGGATTTTCTGCTGCTATTCTTTTTGCTTCAGAAACGATGTCCATTTATTTATCTCCTATCTCTCTCCGCCACCGCCACCAGAAGGCATTGATGTCGGACACATTACTTCGCCATCAGCGTTTTTAAATGTTCTAACAATTTCACAAGTTACTCCTGTGGAATCTGTATATTTACCCTCTTTAACATCATCAGGTTCAAACTCTGCTGGTAAGCCAGAAAAACCGGGAGGTTTAGCCAAACCAAATCTATCTGAATCCATAAACCTAGATGTGTCTATGGCCCCGGGTTTAAACGTGCCACCATATCCAGCATCTCCTAATTTACCGGCAGCAGCTAGCAATTCTATTGGTTCAGCGGTTCTAAGAGCGCTCATTTTTAATTCATGTTCAAGCTTGGCTGCTTCATCGGCAGTAATCAACCTACGCTTGGCTGCGTCTCTTATCATATCAGTTTCTGCATCTAATTGAGCGGTGCTGAAAGACATTCCTTTAGAAGCAAAAGCTTGGGCCTGCGCTAATTGCTTTTCTCTAAACTCTCTATCTTCATCCATATCTGCAAGGCGTTTATATTTGGATCCAACGCCTGTTGCCTCACCGAATAAATGATCTCTAACAGATACGCTTAAAGGTGTTCCAGCATCTACTTTAGCTCTTACTCTTTCTGTTTCACTAAGTCCAGTTTCCGGTTTAACAGTGGATTCTCTATATTTATATCGAGGTGCTTTTTCAACTGGCGCATCTTCCCCGTAACCAGTATCACGAGGAGAACTAGTTGCACCACTACTTGTAGAAATGTCAGGAGCTTTTCTTATACACGAGCGAGTTACTGGATCCCAAACGCCGCCAGCGGCTGCACACGAATCAGGAGTATGGGGTGTATCTTCATCTTCAGGTGTCCAATCTGTTCCTATAGAACCTTCATCACCTTTACCGGTTGTAACCCTTCCACCGCCAGCATCTGAACCTGGGTCACCATCTCCTCTATCATCATATGCAAGATCTGGAGAATGATCTACAGTTCTTGCACCTGTTTCTGTTATACCACCGGGTTCTAAATCAGTAACAACACCAGTACCTTTCAAACCTGGGTGGCCATATCCCTTGCTATAAGGAACTGATAACATATGTCCTTCTTTACCGCCTACCCATGTTCCTGGTGTTATATCTGCATAAGTCACCCCCTCATAATCAATACCATCACCACGTCCAACATCTCCTATATCACCTACAAGTCCACCGCTAGAACCCGCATATCCTTCATCTCTGCCTCTATCAGCGCCAGTAAATGCAAATAAAGCTGGAATACCTTTATGAAACTTTTTAGTTATATCACCAACAGATCTATCCTTAGCTAGAAGAAGTTCTTTTTCTTTCGGTGTAATATAAGCTAAATCTAATTTCTTGCCGCCGACTTTTATACTTTTTGCTATTGACATTAGAATAATCCCAAATTGTTGTAGTAATAAGTAAGACCATTAAGCTGGAAGTCTGAATTATCAGATTGAGTTACCTTGTAACCAACCTCTGTGGTCGTCAGCTCAACAGGAATAAGCACACCTGGTCTAGTATCATCACCTAAAGAAATTGCTGTAGTGAATGACGAGGGGCTTCTAGAGTCCCATCTGTGTTGAAGATTAGCTGTTCCAGTAAACATTACATCTGATCCAATAATCTGTTTCCAATGACCAGGAGAATCTAACGAATTAAACGAGCTTAGTATTTCTACATCTATACTTGATGTGGAACTAGCCGTGGTATCTTGGTAAGAACTAGGATTAAACGAATATATATGTTCGTCAGAACCTTCTTTCATTCTCAAGAAGAAATAATTCCTGTATGAAACCATATCTAATATTTCATTAGGAACAACATATCTGGTCCAGGCTGTTAACTTAGCAGCAGAAGAATGGGTAAACACAAACATATCTGTATTGTTTGCTAATACGTATTGATTATCACCTGGAAAATAAACAGATTTTGGCTCATAAGATGAAGAAAGGGATGCAACGACTAAATCAGCTATAGGAGATCCCACATCAACAGTAGACATCGTGTCGGTATAAACCTTTTGACCAACGGAATGAATACCTGTAGAATTCAAATAGAATACATCTTCGTTTATTGGGGCTATAGTTCTGTGATACTCTACAAACGCATTATCTACGGTAGTATTCAACTCGGTTAAAGCTGGATTTGGGTTTGTTTTCCATAATTGAATGCTGTTTTCCATAAATACACATAAAAAACCACGATAAGAAGTAACAGCCTTTACAAACTCATTTCCCGATGCTTCTAAACCAGCTGGTAAACCTAATGCGCCACTAGCATCCTTTACTTTAGACCAGTTTGTAGGATCTTCTGTAGCAGAATACTTAACATAGGCTGGATTATCTGATTCTTTTTGAACACCATATATTTTAGAATCATGGGCGCAAACTGACTTACCATTGGGGCAATTAGTATCTGTTATGACAACATTAGTACCCGCTATCATTTGTGCTGAAGTACCATAATGATGAATAATAGTTCCATCGGCGTATTCAACAACAACATAAAGATTGTTATTAAATACTATAAATTGCCAAACTTGAGCAACTGTATTACTACCGTTATCAGGATCTGGCAAAGCTAACGTATATAACGAAGTACTCATTACGGGGCCGCTAGCACCTATACCATATCCTGATAAGGTTTGCGACCCCGCAGTAGCATGACTTACAACATATAAAGACTCGTTATATTCAAACAGACCTACAGAATTAGTAGATAAAGTACTTGAAACCTTATCCAAACCAGATCTTTTCTTAACGGCAAAACCAGTATTAACGAAAGCGTTTTTGCAATCGTATAACCCAAGTTGATCAACAATCTGCTCAGACTTTCGTCGATCAACCCCGTTTCTAAAATCTTGGAATGTTTTTGCTGGCATATAGCCTAGTAATCCGTTGTAGTAGTCTCCGAGTTATCAGACTCATCATGACCTTCAGAGCATTCTGCAGTTCCATCAGAATTCTGACAAACATCTACACCACTGTAAGTGTTAACATCAGTGCAACCCATTACAAATAACATTGCAATCAACATAAAAATATATTTATTCATGTGGCTCCTCTATCGCATTGCGTTTATAGTATATTGAAAAAGAATCACCATCTATCTTGGCTGAAAACTGGCAGCCAGCGATAAACAGTAAACCGATTACAAGTAACATCTTCATAGATATCTCCCTAATTAATATCATGAGCGTTTCTTCTTCTCCAAGGGTCCGGGAAGAATCCATCCTAATATCATTGGTACAACAAATATTAGAATAAGTAGCCAACCACCCATTTCTACTAACATTCCTAGTAATGACCAAAAGTTATCAGGTGCGCAATCATTCATATCCTTGTTTCCTCCTCCACCAGTTGTTAGTCCCGTTGCAACACTTGCTACAGATGCAGTCATCGTGGCTCCCAGTATCGGTGCAGCTACACCCCCACTCAATACAGTCCCCGCAAGTGCACCCGACCCCGCTGACATTCCAACTATCGCCGCTTTCTTTATCGTTGTGCACCCAACTGCCAAGATAATTGACAAGAGAACGCAATAGCCAAGATAACGACCACATTTTCTATTCTTTTCTTTTGTTAAATAAATCAAAAAGTACTTTAACCTTTTCCTGCAATACCTCAATACTTGCGTGCATTTTTGCCAATACAACTATAAGCATTACAAGCGCAAGTCCCAATTGCCAATATTCAAAAAATTCAATCGTTAATTACCCTGGATAAAATTATGAAGTTTATGGACCCCATTAGATGTAGTTTTAATAAACATAAATGGAAATATTCCATGCAATAATGCTGCAACAGATAAAGCGAGCAATATTAAGGAAAGTTTCCATGCTTTCCTAGCATGTTTAAACCAAGTCATTTGAAGGTCGTATAAATGATTCATTAATGATTACCTCCTCTTAATGGGCCCATAGTCCCAAGAATTTTATCCATCATGCTTTCGAGATGTTTAATATTGTCGTCCATTTCTTCTAATCTATACAAAACTACATCCATTCCTTTGACTGTAGATTTAACATCTCCCATATCTTCCATTAGTTTCTTTAGGTTGTGGATCTCTGTGCCGCAAAGAATAGCTTCTTCTTCTAAGGCAGGTATTTTCATATCAACCAATCTACCTACTCTATCTATTTCAGATGATATGCCACTAGCCCACCAAATAGCACCAGTAGATTGAACAACTAAAAATAATGCTAAGGTTATAACTCTGGAATCAATATTCATATATCTTCGTCCGTTTCAGAAGGGATAAAAGGTGGCTTATCAAGTTCTTTAAAGTTTTGACCATTAAAAACTACACATGTTTCTTGACCGATAGTTCCAACAATGCTAAAACTTCCATCATCAGGATCTCTTAAGAAGAATAAAACTCCATCCCCCTCCATGAAATCCCCTTCTCCGAATATATATTCGTTAAAAGAGCTTTGAACGGAATAAAGCATTTTAGACTGGTCCTGGTGGCAATACAACATAAATGGTACCTGCTTAGGGTAGCCACCATCTGGAGGGCCACTTGATGCCATAAACGGAAACATCATAAGCGCTAATATTATAATACGTTTCATTATTTCCACTCTACGTGATACGGATCGGATTCAGCATCTGGTGCTACCGGCCAATCCCAATAGGTTTTATCTACAGTTCGATTAACCTCTTCTGTGTCTGATCCAGGAGAGCTATTACCCTCATTATCATATACAGTAACGTACCGAACCTCAGTTGCTTCATGATTCTGAAAATTCTTAATAGCCTGGACAGAAGCAAACGATTCTATACCAACCTCTAGGGTATTACCGTGTAAACGTACGGCATTCCTGTATGTTTTCCATTCATCTGTCATAGTTGTTCCACCATCCGCTTCTCTTAAAACCCTCCAATCTGAGGAGCTTAGTGTTGAACCAACGTGAGCTTTGATTTTGTCTATTAATTGAGCTTTTAATGTTTCTACATCTTTTTCGGTAGTAACATAGGTTATAACCCATTCGTCGCTAACAAGTTCGTAACTTTCAGATCCAGTGTTATAGTATCTTTGATCTACTGGCTCTATTCTAGCTGGTTTTATGCCGATATTAGCTAATTCATCCTTTGACCACAATCTAAACACGTTTCTAGGATGCTTAATACCATTAATTGTAAAAGCTCTAGGGTTTTTTACTAAACCTAATGTTTCTGAATACCACATAATGTTACCTCGCGTTAGCTGTTTTGAAAGGAGTTTCGGCAAAGGCCAAGTAGATGTAAGTAGAGGCACTGTTAAACAAAGCAGAACCATCTCTCAACTTAAACCCATTAGA